ACGACATCAACCGTCAAGTCGACGTGGATCCAAACGGACGCCGGCGGTTCCGGCGGAGCGACTCTCGCTCAAGAGTGTGGTCTTGAGCTGACCAACGCTAACGGACTCCCGATCAATTACACGGTGATTACTGCCGGCGGAGTAATGGTCGAGAAATACGTGGACGAGTCCGCTTTCATTTCCGAAGCGGGCGTCACGGGCAAGATCGGTCAGTTCTCGATCACCAATAGTGGCGTGAGCGTAATGCTGGATCGTATCCGGTTCGTGATGCGTGCCCCTCTTGATGCTCTACAGCAACAGATCAGTCAATCGTGGTCGTGGTCGGGAGATTTCCCGATTCCGTCCGATGCGCTAACGGGGACTCCTGCTCGCTATAAGCGCGCAATCCTGATTCAGTCGGCGTAATCGTCTCGCAGAGTCGGAGCCTCACGGAGTGGTCAACCGTTGGGCTCCTGACTCGTTTAGGCACTAGCGGAGGTCTGGAGATGGCGAAATACGACACGACGAAACCGCATCCCTACGAGGCAATGAGCGCCGAGGAACTCGTCAACGAGTCACTCGATTCGCTACGTAATTACGGCCTATCCGTTGGGATACGTCTAAAGCCAGCGGTTCGAGGGCGAAAACAGGCGTGGGCCGAAGCGATCGAACGAAAGCGAACGGGAGTCGCGCCGGTTGAAGAAGACGAACCGGCTGAATTTCCCGCGGATTCCGTTGAGTCCGAATCGGCAGTTGAGAATTCGACAGTCGAGGAACTCGAGGCGGCTCAAGATGACGCCACGGTGACACCCCGAGAGGCTCGTAAACTCGAGTCGGCGTCGACGGCTTCGCTTCGCAGTTGGCTCGACCGTCACTCGCTTAACGAAGCAGTCAAGCCTTGTCTGCTCGAGTACGCTCGACTAGTGATAGTTCGACGCGAGAATGCAGAAGCGGAACGTATTCGTCTTGAGTCGTTACGAACCGAAGACACGAGCGAACGATTCGTGGTCGAGGCACAAGCGAGAATCTGCCTCGGGGGATTCGTCCACTCACTAGCCGCTGGCTCTGTAGTAGGCTCGGATACTCACGATCTAGTCGAGTTGCGTCGACAAGGTGTCAAATTGCGAAAAGTAGAAATTGTACTAACGGAGCTCGATCTCGTTGGGCAACCTAAGACGGTGACACGGTGACACTCGTTCCCTTCACCGACCGTGAGAAGTCGAGGATTAAGCATTTCCTTGGCTATCCATCGTGGAGCGCTCTCACAAATGGTATTCAGCTCGGAATACCTGCCGGATCTCATGCGCTCTTTCTCGTCGAACAATCGTTTCAGCGGCTCGACGAAGGGGGCGTCCAGAACGCTCGTTCCGACCTTGAACACCTCGAAAGTATCGAGGAGCAAATGCGGTGTGCTCGCTCTCGAGTGCGAGCGAAGCGCCTTGGGGAGATCGAAACGAACCTTGATGAAATGGGCGCTCTCAATGACGAGCTGGAGCGCTGGCGGAGTATCCTCGCCAACGATATGGGCGTCCCGATCAATCCGTATCCGATGGAACAAATGCTGGGCGGCATCAATGGGAGGCGCGGGTGAAACCAGACTCCAATTGCTGCGGCGTACCGTCTCGTAATCGATGTGACATAGCGCCAAATGAACACCCTGAGAGGTCGCTCGTCGAGTGTTTTGGCGAGATCGCGGACGACCTGCGTCAATTGGCAACCGATTTCGGGGCGCGCCCTTATCGAGTATTTCTGGTAACCGTCGAGTGGGACGGTGAGAGACCAGGACGCGGCAAACAGTCGGTGATTTCCGAAGAGGAGTTACTTCCGACTCCCAACGTCGATCTGTCGTCTATCTCATATCTAATCACGGCTGCCGGACGTACCGACCAGGGCACAGTCCGGATGTACGAGATTTCTCCCCGATACACCGAAGACGATCTCCACAGGATGATTGGGTCGGAACTCGAGGACAATCAGCAAACGTTCATTGAGGTACGACTCGATGCTCGCGAAGGTGTCGAGCCTATTCGTCATCGGCTTACGTTTTCCGGTGTCCCCTATTACGACGCCGAGGGGTTACAGTGGATTCTGACGCTAAAGATCCAGTACGAAAACAGGACCAAGACAGGGGCATTGTCTGAGCGAACCGTAACCACCGATAAAGGCCCCTTGGTGGTGTAATGGCTAAATCGATTTCGATTCGCGAGTTCGTTCAGCTTAACGGCAAACTGCCTGAGATGATCGAAGCCGCTTGCGTGCGCGGCCTTCGTTCGGCGGCTCTCCGCGGGGTTGGCGAGGTAACAAAGCAGATCGACGACTGCGAGCCGTATTCGCCCGTTGATACCGGAGCAATGAGGCAATCTACCGGAACGGAAGCCATCCCTGACGGAGCAACGCTATTCGTCAATGCGCCGCAAGCGGCTTGGGTGGAATACGGGACACGGCCTCACATGCCGCCGCTTGGTCCGATTTTGGTTTGGGTGCGTCGCAAATTTGGATTAGGTGCCGAAGGTAGACGCGGGAAGTCTCGAAAAAAGCCGGCAAAACTAGGAACAACCGCTTCGCCTGGTAGAGGCTCTAAACGGGCTCCGATGATTGGTCTTCGTGAGCCACCGAAGCAGGGTCCTCGAGAACGAGCGAAAGCTGGACCTCGCCGTACCAAAATGCAACGAATCGCCCAAAACGAGAAATTGGCCTATGCGATAGCCAAAAAAGTGCAGTGGAAAATCTACCATCACGGCACAGCGCCGCGCGGTTTCTTTTCGAAAGCAATGAAGGTGATCGTTTCAAAATTCGCTCCAAAAGAAATCAGACATGAGCTAAAGGCTCTCGAAAAAAGCCTATAGGTCAAACAAATGCCGAAAATCGATCCAAAGAAAATCGCTATGTCTGTCGATAGCAAAAAACCGAATCCGAAAGCGGTTGCGTTGCCGCCTGTCGATAAGAAAAAACCGTTCATCGACCCGAAGAAAATCAAGGGATTTTAATAATGGGCTGCGGTGACCTGCTCGCGATCTTGGGGACTGGACGGATGCCGCTGGCGTCATTGCGAGGGTGTGCCCCGGATGATGCCGCACGCGAGGCGCTCGCCTGTTACCTCGAGAAGATGGTTTTCTTCGTTCCCACTTCGTCGGGCACGCCGATCAGTTTTAAGCTCGTCTCAGTACAACGTGAGTGGTCGAACGAGGATGAGGAGAAAGACGAGCCGTCCGCGTCCATCTCGGTCATCACAGACGAGCGACAGCACCACAATTTCGTTCCGACGTTCCGCGACGACTCGTTTGATAAATACGGAAAAGGCACTGTCCTCGTCAAAGTCAACGAGCGCCAAATAATGATGCAAGTTGACTTTTGGACGACGAATAAGCCCGAACGTCAAGCGATTGCTGCTGCGATTGACGAGTATTTCACCCCCGAAGAGGGGCGCTATGGCGTAATGATTCAGGGGCCATCCAACTATTGGGATGAACCAATTCGTTTCGTGCTCGACTCGTCTCGAGGTACTGAGAGGCTCGACAGTTTCGATAGCGCCCTCACTCGCGATCGTCGTCTACTCGTTCGCCTCATCGCCAATGTTGACGATTTGCAGCTGAGAAAAATCAGCGAGCTATCACCGATCATCAAACTACAGACCGGCGACAACGCTCCAATTGAACAAATTTACCCCCGTCCCGTTGGGGACTGACACTATTAGGAGTAATAAACAATGGCTGGTTTCGTACGTCGTTTTACGTCGGTCCCTACGCTCGAAGTGATTCGAGAACTCGAAGGGTTAATAATCGTTGATCTCGCTCCGCCGGCTCCCGCTACTGGTGCGGGTACGGGTACGGTCCTACTTGTCGGAGAATTTGAGGACGGGTATTTCGCAACTGATGCCGCGTCCGATGGATCCGTCGAAGTTTACGGCTCGGGCGACTACAAATACAAGTTCGGCGGATTTGGCTACACCTACAACGGGGTCAAGGCTTGCCATCCGAGTGCTCGGCGTACGCTCGGCGAGCTTTGGAACGGAAACGGTTGGCTCAAGAGCTACAAGCTCAAGGCCGGGAGACTCGTTATCTCCCGCGTAGATACGTCAGTTGGCTCGGTCACGTTCTCGCCTCTGCCAACGATCAAGAGCGGTTCGATCGGTCCCTGGGCACTCACCGCCGGGATGATCCTATCCGCCACCACCAACACGGGTACTGGCACTACGGCAGCAATCGCGGCAACGGCGGCAACCGTTACGGGCACCGGCGGAACGTTTACGATGGGCGCTGGCGATTCGATCTCGTTGGCCCTCGACGGTAACGTTGCATCGACGATTACGTTTTCGTCGTCCGACACGTCGGCGGCCGCTTGCGCCACCCGAATCAACACGACCGTCGGCGCCACTATCGCCACCGTCAACTCGTCTCAATTGGTCATTACGTCGCTACGCAAAGGCACTTCGTCATCCGTCGGCCTCGCCAACGTCACGAGTGGCACCCTTGCAAAACTAGGATTGGTTACCGCCGTCACCAACGGTACCGGCAACGTAGCCAACCTCGCGTCGGTAACATCGACGGAGGTTGCTGGACTCATTAACGCATCGGCGTCAATGACGTCGGCCGCTGTTAAGGCGGTCGTGAGCTCCACCGATTCAAAGCTTTGGCTTTACAACACCACATCGTCCAATGCGTCAACGATTCAGGTTGACGCTGGGACTGGCGGCATGGCGGCCGCGCTGGGCTTCGTGATTGACGTCGACTCAAAACTATCGACGATGGACGCGACCACAATTCCGGCTGGCACTCGACTACAGGCGTCGACGTTGACCGGCTCTGAGTGGGTCACAATGCAGAGCCTCGACATTCCGGCAGGCGCCGAGGGGCCATTCACGGTCAGGGTCCGGCCTGGGCTCGACGATGGTACGCATATCGGGGCCGCTGCCGGGGCGATTAACACGATCATTGATGCACCTGCCGGCACTCTATTTTCCGTCACGAATGCGGCGTCGCTATCGGCGGCACTGACCGAGGCAGAGCGCGATGCGCGCTACATCTCGGCGCTAGACGCCACGCTGAACGAACTGGGTCCGGCACGTGAGGCTAACTACCTACTGATTGCTCGACGCTCAAATGCGATCGTTCGGGCTGGTCGTGATAATGTCGCAAACGCGACCGAGATCGGTTTGTACGCCCGCAAATACATCTCGGGAGAGCCGATCGGAACGAACCCGACGGATTCGATTTCGAACGTCGGCAACTATCGGCGCGACCGAGTGTTTTATTCGCCGCTTGGTCTCAAGGTCACAATCCCTCAGATTGCTGAACGCGGCACCGCTGGCGGCGTCGGATTTACCGCGACGGGAACGATTACCGTTCGCCCCGATGGTCCCCTAACGACGCTATGCGCAAGCCTCCCGCCTGAGGAAAACCCCGGACAGCAGACGAATCTGATCGACGATTTCTTCGCCGTCGATAGTTACGGGGCCGTCGTTTCGCCTGAGTTGTACAAGGCGTTTCGACGCGCTGGACTCGCGGCTCCCAAGGTCGAGACAGTTGCCGGCACCGTGTTTCAATCAGGCATCACTACGAGTCTCAACGACGGTGAACAGACGATGGCTCGCCGACGGTTCGCCGACTTCGTTCAAGATTCAGCGATTGCGATTTTCTTGCCCTACGCAAAACGCCTCAATAAACAGAGCAATCGAGACAAATTACTCGGCAAATGGAACGGGTTTCTGTCTGGTCTCAAATCGCCGCTCAACGCTGAAAAATCTCGGCTCTACGACTACTCGACGGACGATTCGGTCAACGCCGGCAACACTCCAGAGGTTCTGGCTCTCGGTGTCTATTACATCGTAACCAAGATCAGGATGCACCCCTCAATGGATTTCATCGTCCTACAAACCGAAATCGGCGAGAACACCGTCATCACGAAAACGCTGTAATAGCTCACAAAAAAAGGACTTTGAGTCATGTCGCAACGAATTAAGGGGCTAGAATGCTCGCTATCTCTCAGCACTCCCGACGGCGCATCAGAAGGCGTTTTCGAGGATGTCCTTGAGGCGGAGTTGAACATTTCAATGGAGGTATTAGCCAAGTCGTATCTTGGGCAAGTTGGCGAGAGATACGATGACGTCTATAAGGGGATTTCCGGATCTGCGAAATTCCACATGGAAACGACGACGTACCTGAAATTCACCGAAAAGGTCCAAGACCGCGCAGCTCGTCGAACGCCTGCCGATGGCCAATTTAACCTATCTTTCACGCTAAATTTCCCCAACGGGCAAAAGGCGAGGCTCACCGCCGAAGATTGTTTCTTTGGTGACCTGCCGATTAAAATCGGGAGTCAAACTGATTACGTTGAAGGCGGTGTCGACTTCAAGTGCTCGACGCTTCGTCGTGTGTTCTAAGTTCGTCAAATAGACAACCGAGAAGGGTCAGAGTAGAAATGCTTTGGCCCTCTTTTATTAGGAGCAAACATGTCTGACCAAGAATTAGCAGCGACAATTGAAACTGTAACCACAGCGGCCGATACGGTTCCGGTTCTGCCGAAAGAACTTCGCAACGACGACCCGGCGCTTTTAGACCAACTATTTGAGCGTTTTACCCGTACCGGGAGCAACGCGCTTTCGTCTGGTGCTTTGCTTCCATGTCGGACAATTACGTTCGATGTTGACGGCGCAGATTGCGAACCAGACGTGTTCGTTACGAGCGATGGTGACTACTATGTATTCTCGCTCACGCTTAAATCGCTCTTGCCAGAAGAAGAGTTAAAGGCACTCGACGGCGTTACCAATCCTTCGGCTGCCGCCATGGTCCTAGCCAAAGCGATGCTTTGGAAGCTTAACGGCAAGATTATTCCAATCGCTAGGCGAGATTGGTTATGGCAAGCGCTAGGGATGCGTGGCCGCAACTCTTGCTTCGTAGCCTTTCAGCAGATCGGAGGGGCCACGAGTCGCTCAATGGGAAAACTCCAAGCAAGTATTTCTATCGGCTCAACGGCTATGTAAGTCCGTCAATTGCCCTTTATCTCACGCTCGTTTTTTGCTGGAAACGATACGGAGTCGAAGGGCGAATCAATGAAATATGGGATATGATCGCTTATGCAACTCGATATGGACGAGCGACTTTGACCGAAGCGCTTCGATTGCCTGAACAGCATTCGAATTCGTACCTTTCGGCGATAGCTCGCATAATCGAGAAAGAAAATGGCCCAAGTGGGCTCGGTGAGAAATAATCGGCGTTCTGTTAGAATGCTCGGGTGGCAAATGATTTTGACGTCCGAGCAAAACTAACTCTAGACACCACGAACGCATTTTCGGGCGTTCAGCGCCTTTCGGGTCAACTCTCACATTTAGGCCAGTTACTCGAGGGTAACAATCGATTTGCGCATGGTTTAGCTTCGCAGTTGATCGGCGTGGGTAGCGCTTACCTCGGTCTTAACGCGATCAAAGGAGTGTTCACAGGGCTCACTAAAGAGGCCGTGTCGTATACGTCCGAACTCGAAGCGACCAAGATCGGTGTCCAATCGATTTTGCAGGCGGTAGAGGGCGGTTCATGGGAAGACGCCGGGGCGCGCGCGGCGGTCGCTTTTGAGGCGATCAAGACTGCGGCAATTAAAGCGCCGGCAAGCGCTCAACAGATGTTCGATATTTTTTCGGGAATCGTCGGCCCTATCGAGGGAGCTGGGGAGAGTCTCGAGAAGGTCGTCGAACTCACGACGGACACAACGCTTGCCGCCTCATCGCTACACGTCGATTTCACGCAAGCGTCTCGCGACGTATCAATGATGGTCCGAGGCGCTGCCGGTGTAGACGTCAAACTGTTCTCGTTGCTCCGTTCGACGAATGCGATCAAGGAATCGACCGAGGACTGGAACAAGAAACTGACGGCCGCCGAACGAGTAGCGAAGCTCTCGGAGGCTCTGGCCAAATTCCGCAAGAGCGGCGATCAATTCCAGCGCTCATGGATCGGTGTCACGTCGAAAATGGTCGACTTAAAGAACGAATTCTTGCGCGCATTTTCGACACCCCTGATGGATATGCTTGCTCGTAGAATTGGTGGAGCGAACGACTATTTGGCGAAAAATCAAGAACAGTTCTCGCGACGAATGGAGGTTTACGGCGAGCGTTTCGCTGTTGGTCTTGAGCATGTTTTGGACAAGGGCGTTGCCGGTTTGAAATGGGTTTCAAACCATTGGACTGAGATTACCGACAAGATCAATAAGGTTGCGAATCTGCTTAAGGCGCATGGCCCACAACTACTCGAAGCCGCGAAGCTCTATGCTGGCGTATCCGTAGGGACAAGCGTCGCCGGCAAGGGCTTATCCGCTGCCGGGACAACAATGGGTATTGTTGGCGGCGTTGGTGGCTTATTTGCTGGCGGTGGTTCGTTTGCCGGCGGAGCTTTCGCAGGCCAGGCCGCTACGGCTGCGGCCGTCGGAGGCGGAGCCGCTGAAACTGCTGCGGCCGCGACGGCTGCCGGCGCCGCATTGTCAGCCGTCGCGGTTGGATTGGTTGCAGTGGCTGCTGCTGGTCCCGAGGTCGTTAGCAATTGGGACGCAATCTCGGCGAGTCTCAAGGGATTAACGAGCGGATTTGGTTTTCAATTGGTCGAGCTCGGAAAGTCCATTTGGGCATTAATAAGACCACTGGTTACATTTATTGGTCATCTTGTTTTGTTGGCAGCAAGCGCGGTGATTGTCGGTCTTACAACGTCGTTTAGACTGTTGACTAATGCGTTACAATGGACACTCGACTGGATTACTCCGTTGTGTGACGCAATAAACAACCACTTGGTAAAGACATTCCAAGAGGCTTGGGGAGGCATTAAACGAGGTTCTAAAGATTTGGGCTTAGCTTTCGGCGGGCAAAAGGAAGAGTTTGAGGCAATGCTTCCGCTTAAAAATAAAGAATGGGAGTCATCCGAAAACCAAATGACTTCGGTCCTAGCCGGTAGCCTAGAGAAATTCGCGAAGCCTTCGGAGCGAGCAAAGCAAAAGACTTCAATTACCAACGATTTTCGAGGATCAAACATCAAGATTGATCAGAAGTTCGAAGGTGACGAAGATCCCGATCGTATCGTTTACGCGATGATGAGCGACCTACATAAACAAGCCGAAATGCGGCTATCAACTGGCTACGCTGGCGCGTTCACTCGCTAAGGAAAAGCACCATGGGATTAGGTCTAGGAGGATTCGACGGTTCTGGGTTGCGCGTAGCTGCTGATACGTTGGGCATCGGCGACTACGGCAACTCATCGGCGTTGCCTGGTTCTTCATTTGAAATTGAAGAACAGGATGGCGGACGAAAAATAGTGCTCAAAGATCGCGCTTGTCCGTTCGTTGAGGCGGAATGGGCAACGGAGCAAAAGTCAAAGAAGACGAATTATCCCGGCAATCCCGACGCGACGATTCAAGTTCTTGGTTGGGACTTGCCTTCATTGGAAATCGAGGGTGAATGGAACTATCGCTTTCTTCCAAAGACGATCGTTGTCGACGGCGACACGGGCAAGATTCAAACACCGGCACAGGCGTGTGAATTGTTTGAACAGATCGCGAGGGGCGGACGCACCGTACGCGTTCAGTGGCTGAACATTGTTCGGTACGGCATCCTAAAAAGGTTTTCTCCTAAGTGGATTCGCTCGACTGACGTCAAGTGGACGATGACGTTTGAATGGTCGAAAGCGAACGACTGGCACCCGGAGCCGCCTGATTTGCCCTCGAAAGGCTTCGCCCTATCGAGTCTCATGAAGACCCTAAACGCAATCGAAGACGTTTTGGCGCTGGCGCCAGACGTCGCGGCGTCGCTTGCGGCATCGGTAGTGAGTGCGATCAAAAGCATTCGAGACGAAGTGGGGTTGCTCATTGATACGGTCCGCGCCGTAGAGACGCTCGCGAACCTACCGTCGACCGTTCTCGGGGCGATCGAGTCGGCGGTGAGCTCTATTCGCGACCAATGCACCGAGACCTCTAGGCGCCTCTCTGGTTCGCGACTGGCGGTTATTGACCCGGTAATCGCGACGGCGGTAACGGCGCTTACGAAGGACCCAGCGAGTCCCGGCAACGACTCGCAATCTGCATCGGCTCAACAAGCCACCCTTGACGCTTGGCAACGGACGGCGACGAAGAATCTTAACGAACTTCGCGATCAAGCGTTGGTTATCGCCGAAGAGATGCGACAGCGAGTACGCCCGGATACCGCCAAGGTGGTTGTTGCGCATGAGGGGGAAACGCTCGATTCGATCTCGGCTCGCGAATATGGCTCGTCGAGTTTCGCTACGTTCTTGGCTCACGTGAACCGACTACAATCGACAATTGTTGAGCCGGGAACTCGGCTACAAATACCGTCAAGACCTTACGGCAACGCTCAAACAATCGAACCAACTGGCATCGCCGATCCGGACGATATCATTAGCCTCACGGGTGGCGTCTAATGCCTATCTTTCGCCCTACGTGTCGCGTTCGGCTGCAACTACGCCTCGATGAGGGGGCGAAACGCATTACTCCGACGGCGACCTCGAGTCCGTCAAACAGTGCCAGCGGCGGTCAAAGCGACATCGCTGGAGCGCTCGAGAAGAATGCTCTCGATCGAAAACTACTCGGTCGACTCAAAAAAAACCTTTCTCCACCCACGTTTACGAAACAACTGCAAGCCCTAGACCAAGAGCGCTCCGCCCTTCAATCGCAACTCACGAGTGGAAAACAATCCTATCCCGGAGGCGTCGACCCTTCCAAGGGCGAAGCCGACAACGGGACAATCCCTATCGAACTGATCCCGAGTTCGGCGGTCATTACACGAGCGCCAACGAAGGACGCCGACACGGCGCAAATCATGTTCCCGTTTCGGGACCTCCCAATAGATCCCCGTAGCGTCCGTTCGGCATTGGTAACCATTACCCTGGGGACGACGAACGTTGACGATTACGAAGCCGGCATGTCTCGCTTCGCCAAACGAGACAACGGCGAGCCACTTTCGTTGATTGCGCACGAAGAGGGGCAAGAACTCCGAATGTTCTCGACGTCGCGATTTGTTGGATACGCCGCGACGTGGAAAATCACTTGTGACGATGGCGGCGACTACATCTCGATTGATTGTGTTGATGTTTCCGCGGTCCTACGAGGCCAACGATTACACGGAAAGAAAATCGACTTCACCAAGCCGATCGACAAGGGGGTTCAAGAGCTAATTGATGCTTTTCCGACCTCTCGAGGTCTCAAAGTAATCTTAGGGACTCCCGTCGACAGTAAAAAACCTGACGATGTTCAGGCCCCTCAAGGCGTTTCGTTCACACCTGCCGACGTGATGCCGAAGGTGCTTAAAAGGCGTCGAGGTAAAGCTGCTCCAGCTTCGGAGAAATCCGACAAAGAAACCGTTTGGGATCACATCAACGATACCGTTTTGCGTGTCGGGCTTGTCCCTGTCGTTCGCGGTTTCAATTTGTACTTACTCGAGCCACGTGTTCTTGCTCAGAATTTACTCAGTTCGCGCAAGATGATCTACGGGAGGAATATCAAAAAGCTCGAGATGACGCGTAAAATGGAGGGAATAACGACCGATACGATCGAAGTTCGTTGTCCAGACCGCTCTATTGGGCGAGTCCGTTGGGCACGCTATCCGGTGCTTAGTGGCGAACCTAAAAGCGGCATCCTTGGCAAAGAAGGGAGTCCGCAACCGGTTACGAGTCGCTCAAGCAAAGTGACACCGAACGGGACAGGACACGAACAAGTTCGAGTCTTGACCGTTCGCGGAATCTCCGAGCTCGCAACGCTCGAAAAAATCGCCGAATGCACTTGGCACGAGATGAGCCGGCAGGAAATTCAAGGGACGTTTGCGACTGACGAGATCAGTTCGTGGGAATCGGAAACAGAAGCCGATTTACTCGATTTGCAGTCCGGAGACGCTGTTCAGGTTTTGGTTGAGGTCCCGTCTCAAACTAACGCTGAATTGGCCCATACGAGCTACCAGGAATTGAGCGCGATGAGTGTCGCTCAACGTAAGGCTCACTTGGTCAATTGGGGTATCTCGTCCGCGGTTGCCCAAAGGCTTTCCGAAGCTCAGGAGCTAGCCGCGTCAACGGCGGCTTTCCGAGCCGGATACGCAACGATCCGATGGAGTGCCGAAGAGGGCGTTGGGGTCGAATGTGACTTTTACAACTTTATCGTCATTCGTGAGGATCCGGAATCCGAAACGAAGGCGCTGGGCGGACGCTTTAAGACCCGAGGGGAGGCATTCAACAAATGAAAGCTAGGAAGACCAGCAAGACCGCAAACTATCGCGTACGCCCCGACGTGGAGCGGATAGGCGAGGCGATTTCTCGTCCCGGGATAGATCCGAGAACGTGGGTCGCAACAGCTCGAGTCGACAATGACCCGGACGCTTTTTATTTTGATGAGGACGTCGGATGGATAATCGACGCGACCGTCAATGGTGGGAGCATTCACGGTTCGCTCGTGGCTTGTCGTCAGGGCAGCACATGGCCAGGAGTTTCCGGATACGGAAGTTATCTTCCCCCTGACAAGGACGAGGAATTGCTCGTTGTCTTTCCCGGTGGGGACCCCGAAGAAGACCCGATTGTTCTCGGAACGCTCACGAACGGCGACGGCGGAAAGCCTCCGACGAGTATTTGTGGGCGCTCGGTCGTCGCTACTGGAACAACCTCACCGGGCGGTGACATTGCCGCTCCCGACTGCGAGTTTTCGAAGTCACCCTATTCGGTCGTCCGCGAATGGGATGGAGAACTCCATTATCAGGCGAAACAAATAACGCTTAAGTCGAAATCGAAAGCCGAAATTAAAGCGGACAAGTCAGCGCTTGTTAGTAGTCCCGATACAACGATCGAATCTACGACTGCTCCTCTTAAATTGGGCACAGCAATTGCGATAAGCCCGGTTACTAGAGCCGATATGCTCGCTCAGGCGCTCGGTATATTTGCGGACTCCGTAGCGGCGACGTTCGCAGCCGACCCAATGCTACCACAGCCCAATTTGGCAACGTTTCAGGCCGCAGTCGTAGCGTTAAAACTTGCGCTTCAGACGACCGTCCCTAGCCCAACTGTGGTTGTCCCGTAACCCCTCGCCGGAGTATCCTTTCACCATGTTTCGAATCTCTCAAACTGGATTAGCTGACGGAGAAATTGACAAGTCGCGGACCGATGGCTTGTCCAACGGCGCAACCGTATCGATCACGTATGCAGGGACGGGTACGTTTCGCGCCGTCCTACTGTGGGTCCCGCCTTCCGACACTACCGCCGTCTTGTCGCTCCACTATGTGACCGATTCAGATCCGAAGGTTTGGGAGTTTAATCCGACTGTCGGATCTTACGGCTCATATCGGATCCGAGGGATCGAAAACGAAGGCAAAGCGAACGAGAGATCTGTAACTCGTATTTTTGGTATTCGCGGTCCTGCAGGTTTGCTCGTTCCAGCATTTGGCGAATCAGCGAACCTATTGGCTAACCTCACCAATGCATCAGAAACGGCCATTTCGCAAAGCGAAAACAACGCGGACGACTATCCGCTCGTCCCTCTCAATAAGCTTCGGTGGTCTGGGTGGTGGCGTTCGCTGTATGAGCTCTACTCGTACGTATTTGGACTCGTCCAGTATCGCGACTCGTATCAAGTCGCCGGAAGGGCGTTATTGCCGGCGCTTACGAATATTCAGCTCGGTTGTCGTGTCACTTGCGGTAATCTCGGGGACGAATTCGTGGCGGTAGCCGCGAATACCTATCCGGTCGATAACGAATTCGTGATCGCGAGCACCGGCACCACTTCGATCCAATGGGTTTGGCGCAACCCGGTTACCGGTAGACTTCGTTTTGATCCAAGCGATGCACCTGAATGGGTGGCTGGGCTTTCCGCCGAACGAGCACTATTGAGACACGCTGCTGGAACAATCACCGACGTGATAATCGATGGTGCGCAAAGCTCAGGCGGGGAAACACTAACGACGTCCTACGGAGGGACTCCGACCCTTTCAGCGACATCCTACGGCGGCAAACCTGGCATTAATTTCGATACGTCATCTTGGTTTTGCTTCTCGCTTCCTGACGGTTTTCAACCCGGCCAATCGTGGGGCTATTTGCTGTCAACGGCTTTTCAAGCAGTTACGGCAAACCGCAACGTTCTTGATTTCGACAACGGCTCAGCAAACGACACGAATACCTATCGCCTTGGGCAATTTGACGCCAGCGAACTATTCAACGTATTTGTTCTCAATTCGACAACGGAGTTCAATTCGGTCGCTAATGATGACTTGATGCTGACTCCGTATCGTGGGCCATCGACGCAGCGAGTTGGTCGTCAATCTCTCGGCGTGTTCTGCGATGGCGGATACAAGTCCTACGTTGACGGGCGATTCGTTTCTAGCAAGCTACAAAAAGCTTCTGGATTTATCAATCAGGGTAGCGGCAAATGCTGGATCAATCGTCAAGCAAACGGCGATAAGATCGGAAGCCAAATTTTGCACCGCTTGGACTTGTTTAACGGCAACCCCGGCACTTTTTATTTGCAGAATTACGATCGTTTCATACACGCCGGGCTTAGCGATAAACGCGTCTTGTGTGTTGGTGATTCGATCACTTGGGGATATCCGCTTACGAACGCGCAGTCATGGCCGACGTTACTTGCTGCTAATTCCGCTTTGGTTTCTGGTAACTATATGGTTGAAAACCATGGAATAAGCGGATGGCAAACAACCAACGTGATCCAAGCGCTCGCGTCTAAAATTGGCCCAAACGGTCCAATCGAAGGGCGCGTTTTGAACGGCAAAACCATTGCGTTGGTAATGATCGGGATCAACGATTGCGTTATCGGAAAGTCGTCCAACGACACAATTGCAAACATTTTTAGCATCTGTGATCGTTTGAAAGCAGACGGTGCTTATGTAGTGCTGTCGACCTTGCTACCGGCAACCCTGGCACAGTTGAACTCGAGCGGACAGACGGCAAGAGATGCCGTAAACAACGCGATTATTACGAACGGTCCTTCACACGCTAATGCTATATTTCAAGGCCATTTAGTAACCGAACTATCTGACCCCTCGAACGCTACGTATTATTCAGACGGCCTTCATTTGGCGGCGGCAGGCGCAGTCGCCTACGAGGCCGCAATCAGACCGTTGGTTTTGGCGTTTTCAAAGTCGTCGGGGAAGTTACTTGGCCTTCGCCGAGGCGGAGGTACGTCTTCTATGACGTCGACTGACGGTGGTCAGACATGGACAACCAACGCAAGTGCAATTGTTGACGCGAACTGGTATTGGATCGCATACGATCCAAACTACAATCGTCACATTGCGATAGCGAATGGTAGCGCTTACGTAGCGACGTCTACTGATGGCGGTACAACTTGGACAACCAATGCAAGCGCACTTAAGGGCGCTACATCATTTTACAAAGCTGTTTTCGATCCGGTTCATTCGCGAATCATTGCTGTTTCCGAAACCGGGAACATCTGCAATTACTCAACTGATGGCGGATTAACCTGGACACAGGTTGCGATCGGAGGGACGGAGCATCCATGGTGGGGGATCGCTGCCGACGCCAAACACGGAGCCGTAATAGCCATTTCTGACAATGGTGACAACTCAACAATTCGAACCACTGACGGCGGATCAACTTGGAGCGCTGGCGGTAGTTTGCTTACGCTATTCAGCGGCTCACCCGCGGGCATTATCATTTATGACGAGACGCGAGAGGTGCTCGTTGTCCTTAGCCACTCACAGGCTACAGCGCGCTCGATAGATGGCGGAATAACTTGGGTCGCTGGTGGTTTAATGCCCGCGAGCCGCTATTGGGACTCAGCTGTTTTCGACAAGAAATCCGGTCGAATTATCGCAATCGCTTGCAGTGGAGCGGATCGAATAACTGCCGTTTCTGACGATGGTGGGGTCACTTGGTATCAAGGCGGTACAATCTATGGAATAACAACCGGATATTTTCGACAATTGGTATCCGATCCAATTCACGGAATCGTGATTGGCCCGTTCTACTCGTCATCTCCCCCGAGCTATGTTTTGACGGCTGACGGCGGATTTAGTTGGAGTGTAATCGAAGCAACTGGTTCGTCATCTGCATCCGGAACATCCATCGGGCTTGTGCCATAAGGAAAAAATAGACAAATGAAATTCTACGTTTACGATAAGACGACTCTCAGACCACTTAAGGTTTACTCGTGTGATCCGGAGCAACACGGCGTCAGCAATGGCGACGCCGCCGCTGGATGTGAACACGCTGCCGCTCTGCTGATTAATGCGGTTGGTGTAGCCGGTTCATTTTCACCACCGGACGGATCTGACTTTTCAAAAGCGCCGGAAGAACAAGTCCCTCCGCTTTCGAAAGCGTCAATGCTTCCGCCAACTGACAAACAAATCGAGGCATATAAAGCCGCAATTCTGGCCGATGCCGAACGAGTGATCGCGGCATCTCGAGAGGCGTCAAAATGACAATTCAATACAACGCGTCAATCAATAACGCTCGCGCCGACGCGACATTTACGCCGCGCAATAGTGGTTCGCGTCGTCTTTATACAGGAGTAAAGCCGACGCATCCTGTTGACGCGCTTAGCGGTAATACGTTGATCGCTACCGGCACATTTGGGGCTACTGCATTTCCGGCAGCGTCGGGCACCTATGGTGGCTCCTCAACATCAAACGCAGTTACCGGCGCTAACGCGGTGGCAAGCGGAACTCCTACATTCTATCGCGACTATGCTTCGGACGGCACAACGTGTGTTTCTCAAGGCGACGTCGGAACCGATATCACCGTAACGCCGTCCGCGGTCGTCTCGGGGGCCCCGGTGAACTGGGGAACCGTGGCCCACACCGAAGCGACCACCTAAGGGGGCTCTATGCGCAATTTGGTTTGCAAGTGTGGGCGCGCGATACAGCACGATTGCCTAATTTGCGATGGCTACGTTTCCGCAACGAATATTTTGCCTAACGGCAAATATCAGTCGATTACGTTTGCTTGCCGTTTTTGTGGAGAAGATTTCACAGTAACAGTCGCTGAAATAAAAGGCTCAATTTCTCGCACTCAGACTTGCAACCAATGCAGCGTTACTGGTACGTGTCAAATACATCTGGCTCTTAAATCTAATGGGTGGTTGCCGTCGATTGATTGGGTGGCAAAGCCATGAGTTTACCCACCGAATTTGATCGTACTGGCGTAACTTATTACGCTGTTGCGCCAGAGGGTTACGTTTATTCGTCGGAGCAGACTGCTCAGTACAGCACGCGTAAATACACAACGCTCGAAGCCTGCGAAGCGGCTATGCCGTATTCGCCGACGACTCCGTTTGTTGTAAATATCCTCGGCTCGTGGAGCGTGGCACTTGGGACGTCAACATGGTCTGGGCCGACGTTTACCGCGGTCAATTACCTAATCATTCGGTGCATTAACGAAGCGCGACACAATGGCGTTTATTCCAACACCGCGGCGCGAGTTTCGGTAACGAGCGGATACGGTTTACGCGTTTATACGGCATACACGACAATTGAGGGGCTTCAGTTTGTCGCGGGTACGCCGACGGCTGCGGTCTACATGATCGGCCTGTACAATTCATCGAGTACGGTTTTCGACTCGTGTATTGTACAGGGACCTGGCGGTACGCCTGGTTATTACATGTGGGGTATTGAGTGCGGTGCTAACGGTGGCACAATTAAAAATTGTGTTATCTATGATTGGCGTTCGAGCATAACCAATGGTGTCGGAATTGCTTCCGACAGCTCAGCAGTCGGCAACTACTACAACAACACAATTCGCAATTGCGATTACGGTTTTTATTCTTACGTTTCTGGCGGCGTCGCGACAAACAACGTCGTCCAAGATTGCGCTAG